AAAGAGATTGCGCGATGCAACAACATTCAGATGGCTCGCAAGATTCAACTCAACTCTGCATATGGTGCTATTGGTAATCAGTACTTTAGGTACTATAAACTGGCCAATGCGGAGGCGATTACGCTTTCTGGTCAAGTCTCTATCCGTTGGATTGAGAATAGAATGAATAAGTACCTGAATAAGGTATTGAAAACTGAAGGTGAGGATTATGTTATTGCTTCTGATACCGATTCCATTTATCTTAATATGGGTCCTCTGGTTGAAAGTGTATACAAGGGAAGAGAGAAAACTACTGAAGGCGTTGTCACGTTCCTTAATAAGGTGTGTGAGATGGAACTTGAAAAGTATATTGACCGTTGTTACCAAGAACTCGCGGATTACGTAAACGCTTACGATCAGAAGATGTTTATGAAGCGTGAGAACATTGCTGAACGTGGTATCTGGACTGCTAAGAAGCGATACATTCTCAACGTATGGGATAGTGAGGGTGTTCGCTATGAAGAACCCAAACTGAAGATGATGGGTATTGAAGCAGTGAAATCATCTACTCCTGCACCTTGCCGCAAGATGATTAAGGATGGTCTCAAACTTATGATGAACGGCACGGAAGAGGATGTTATTGAGTTCATCGATAAATGTCGTAAGGAGTTTAAATCTCTTCCACCAGAAGAAATTGCTTTCCCCAGATCGGTGTCGGATGTGGTAAAATACCGTTCCCACTCAGACATCTATGCAAAGGGAACTCCCATTCATTGTCGCGGTGCCCTTCTCTTCAATCATTATATTAAGGAGAAGAAACTAACGAATAAATATTCACTCATCAATAACGGGGAGAAAATCAAATTCCTGTATTTGAAGAAACCCAATATTATTCGGGAGAATGTTATCTCATTCATCCAGGATTTTCCACGGGAACTCGACCTTGACAAATACATCGACTATGACCTACAATTTGAAAAGAGTTTTGTCGAACCTCTCAAGGCAATCCTTGATGCGATTGGGTGGAATGTAGAAAAAACTGTAAACTTGGAACTATTTTTTGGCTAAATGGACCTGCCTATCAACGACAAAGAACTCGCTACTATTGTAAGTGCCCTCCGCCTTGGTGGAGATGCTGCTCTCTATCAAAAATTAAAATTGATGAAAGATATTCGTGAGCAATACCCTGGTGGTGCTTATAAAAAAATTGCCCGTGAACAATTTGGATTTGTTATTTAATGGACTTTCTTAAAGAAATTGTAAAAGAAATCGGTGATGACTACACAAAACTCGCATCCGATATTGATGATACTGAAGAATTCGTGGACACGGGTTCGTACATTTTTAACGGACTTGTTTCAGGGTCTATATTTGGTGGTGTATCTAGGAATAAGATTACTGCCATTGCTGGCGAGTCTAGCACTGGAAAAACTTTTTTCTCCCTTGCTGTCGTCAAGAACTTTCTGGATTCTAACCCTGACGGGTATTGCCTATATTTTGACACTGAAGCCGCTGTTAACAAGTCTCTACTCGCAAGTCGTGGGTTACCATTAGATCGTGTAGTTGTGGTCAATGTGGTAACTGTTGAAGAGTTCCGAAGCAAGGCACTCAAGGCGGTGGATCTATACCTAAAAAAACCTGAAGATGAACGCAAACCTTGTATGTTTGTGTTAGACTCTCTTGGTATGCTTTCCACAGAGAAGGAGATCACCGACGCACTCAACGATAAACAAGTTCGTGATATGACTAAATCACAACTTATTAAAGGTGCGTTCAGAATGTTGACACTGAAACTGGGGCAGGCTAACATTCCAATGATTGTTACTAACCATACCTACGATGTCATCGGTGCATACGTTCCAACCAAAGAGATGGGTGGCGGTTCTGGTCTTAAGTATGCGGCGTCCACGATTATTCATCTTACTAAGAAAAAGGAAAAAGATGGAACAGAAATCGTTGGAAACCTTATCAAGGCAAAGACTGCTAAGTCGCGTTTAAGCAAGGAGAATCAGGATGTTACGGTGCGTCTTTATTACGATGAGCGTGGTCTTGATCGATATTATGGTCTTCTTGAACTCGGTGAGATTGGCGGACTTTGGAAAAACGTTGCTGGTAGATATGAAATAGATGGGAAGAAGGTTTATGCGAAAGCAATTCTGAAAGACCCCGAAACATACTTCACCCCAGAGGTGATGGAAAAACTGGACACCATTGCAAGAGAAACTTATTCTTATGGAGCGAATTGAGACAACTATTCTGCGAAACCTTGTTTTCAACGAAGAGTACTCTCGCAAAGTAATTCCGTTTATTCAACCTGATTATTTTGAACAGAGAACCGAAAAGATTATCTTTGAGGAGATTACTCAGTTTATTGTGAAATATGGCAATGCTATCACCACTGAAGCACTTGCTATCGAATTGGAAAATCGTACAGACCTTTCTGAAATGGAGGTCAAGGAAACCCGTGAGATTACTTCATCTCTCACGGATGCTCCTGCAGATAATCAATGGTTAGAAGATACTACTGAGAAGTGGTGTCGTGACCGTGCAATTTATCTTGCCCTGATGGAATCAGTAACCATTGCTGATGGTGGGCATAAAGAAAAGAATCGTGATGCCATTCCTTCAATCCTGTCGGATGCACTTGCGGTTTCTTTTGATAATCATATTGGACACAATTACTTAGAGGACTATAAAGAACGATATGAGTCGTATCACAAGAAAGAAGACCGTATCCCGTTTGATCTTGAGTATTTCAACAAGATTACGAAAGGTGGTCTTCCTAACAAGACTCTTAATGTCGCTCTTGCTGGGACAGGTGTTGGTAAGTCTCTTTTCATGTGTCATATGGCTAGCTCCGTTTTGCTTAACGGACGTAACGTGCTTTACATTACAATGGAGATGGCAGAGGAGAAAATTGCTGAACGTATTGATGCAAACCTTCTGAATGTGCCGATTCAAGATCTTGTAGATCTTCCTAGAACTTCATTTGAAAACAAAGTAACCAATATTGGTAAGAAAACTCAGGGTCAACTTATAATTAAAGAGTATCCCACTGCCAGTGCTCATAGTGGACACTTTAAGGCACTTCTTAATGAACTTGCACTTAAGAAGTCTTTTAAACCTGATATCATATTTGTGGATTATCTCAATATTTGCGCCTCGTCGCGTTACAAGGGATCTGCCAATATTAATTCCTATACTCTTGTTAAGTCGATTGCAGAGGAACTTAGAGGATTGGCTGTCGAAGCCGAGGTCCCTATCGTATCTGCCACCCAGACCACTCGTTCTGGTTATGGCAGCTCTGATGTTGACCTTACTGATACTAGTGAATCCTTTGGTCTCCCTGCTACTGCTGATCTTATGTTTGCCCTTATTAGCACGGAAGAACTGGAACAGTTGGGACAGATTATGGTGAAGCAATTGAAGAATCGCTACAATGATCTCTCAGTTTTCAAGAGATTTGTTGTTGGTATCGATCGTGCCAAGATGCGTCTGTATGATTGCGAACAGACAGCACAAGAAGATATACTTGACTCTGGGCAAGAAGAGGAGTATAATTACGAAGAAAAGAAACCTAAAAAATCGTTCGACGGATTTAATTTCTAATGAGTAAGCAAGTTGATTTTGAAAAGTATCAGAAGTTTGTTGATGCAGTCACCTCAGACCAATCTACAGATTTTGTTGCCCTTGCAGATCGTCTAGTTGAACTGGATGAGAAAGGTGCGAATATTGAACGTCTTCTGACTGCTGGTGTTGGTATCAATGCTGAGGGTGGTGAGTTTCTTGAAATCATCAAGAAAGTTATCTTCCAGGGCAAACCTTGGGATGAAGCAAACAAAGAACACTTGTTCATTGAACTTGGTGATCTGATGTGGTATGTTGCTCAAGCGTGTATGGCACTTGGATATTCTCTGGATGAAGTCGTTGCTCGCAATGTCAAGAAACTTGAGAAGCGTTATCCTGGTGGACAGTTTGATGTTTATTACTCTGAAAACCGTGAGGTTGGTGATCTGTGATCAATCTTGAATTGAATAGACGTGACGCAATTATTTTGCGACATCATCTGTTCTTGTATACAAAGGACCACCCTGGTTTCTTCTCTGATGAAGGTATCCTTAAAATCAGAGAGATTTCAAATCAAATAGACAAACAAATTGAGAACAATGAATGACCTTAAAATCCCTTTTGCTATCGTATCTTTCCTGCTGGTTCAAGGTGCGGGTGCTGTCTGGTGGTCCTCACAAATAGACGGAAGGGTTAAAACTCTTGAGGCGGAGAGTCTAAATATCGCCAGGGAAAATCGTAGGTACATTGAGCAAGTAATTCAACCATCCTACGGAATCAGCAGTGCTTGGAAAAACCAATACCACGACGAGTGGGTTCTAAAAGGAGGATGGAAATGAGTGTTACAGTTACCCTTGAATTGAGACAAGCAGCAGCAGTACGCGATGCATTGTATCGATCTACTGCCCAAGATAGTTATGAGTTTCCTTCTCAAAGAACTATCGAAATTAGAGAAGCAATTGTTATTCTAGATGAAGAAATTAGTTCACAAGTATCTGAAACTAGTAAAGAAGATTCCTGAACGCCACTACTGGCCACTCTTTATCTTTCTTTCATTATACTTTGTTGTTCCGTACAGTGAGTTTGTAGTTACACTACTAGCACTTGGATACTTCAAGTTTGAACAACCATACCGTAAAGCATTCGGTAAAATTGTTGCACCATTACCTGATATAATTAAGTATGGTGGATCTGTTATCTTCTTCCTAGTGATGCTAGATGACACACTTTTCTACGCTGCTATTATTCTTGCTGCACTGTGGTCTAATAGAGAAGCAAAGAAACTCAAAGAGGAGTGATCCTCTTTTCGGGGTTATAGCTCAACTGGTAGAGCGCCTGCTTTGCACGCAGGAGGTTTGGGGTTCGAGTCCCCATAACTCCATAAATATTTCAAAAAATGGCAAGTACTGGTGCCCTTAATTTCCAGAGGAACTGGCAGGGGCAAGGCAATATGCCTACTACTGTGAAAAAATCAACTACCGTTTATGGCAAAGATGATAACGGTAAATATGTTGCTGCTGGTAGTTTGTCTAAAGGTGATGCCGTAACGTATCTCGATGGTCAAGGAGATGGGCATACGAAAGCAGCATTTCAATCTGAACTTGGTGTTGTTTACGCAAACATTGATAATTTTGTAAAACCAAAATCCGCACAGTCTGTTGCTATAGCATTAGGTCCATCTAGTTTTGGTCTCGCCAATAGAACATTCAATTCTGTCAATGAATACTATATTGCTCTTACAAATGCATTGATTGGTAGAACTGATATTCCTGGTGAGTTATTTGATTATGTAAATGAACTGCTTGATTATGTGAATAACGGATCGGGAAGTTATACTGGTATTGATTTTTCTTCTTTTAATTGGGGACAACTTCAGAACTATTATGCAGAAGTTATTGGTCCGATTGCTTGCTGTAAAAGAGGATTATTGAATGGACTTGTGGATACTCTTGCAATAGGATCTGCAAAAATATTCATGCCACCTGATAGTGAGAGATTGTATGACTATAAGGTCATCATTGGAAAAGATGAGCATATGATTTCTGCAAAGGTCAAATCTGGTGCATCCAACCAGGTAAAACCTCAGTTTGTTGTTGATGCTATTGTGAATAGTGGCAGATTGAATCAGTTCTCTTCATCAAAAGAATTTCAAATCCTTCAGGTTTTGAAAGATAATACTGTTGCTGCTGGTGGTTTACTTGCTTGGAATCTTGTTGAACCAGACATTATGACTTCTGCAGCAGTTGCTTCTATATCAGCAATTTACAGAGGCAATGCTCACTCCAAGAAGGTTCCTGATACTGAAGCGATTGAACCCTTTCGTGACAAATATTTCCCGACAAAAAAAGTTGAGGATCTGACTATTGGTGAAGTGAGATATAGATGTGAAGCACTTCTTCAAGCGTGGTCAAGAGCAGGTTTGGCAAATGCTAAATTTAAGGAAATGTTTGAGGTTTACTTGACTCAAACTCAAGTAATCTATGTTAAATTAGGATTAAATAAAACTGCTGGAACTCCAACGTTCAGTGCTGATGCTGGACTAGGAGGATCATTATCTAATGTGTATTTGAGAACTTCAAATTCTGCAAATAGGACAGCGGACAAAGTAGGTTATCAGGTAGGATAATGAACAATTACGTAAAAGAATTAATCAGAGATTACAACGGTGATAGTTATGAACACTTCACCAGATATATCTACATGACGTTTCAGCGTGAGATTGATGCTAGCAAAGGCACACAAAAGAATAAATATATAAAGATAAGAAATGACATCCTGAAGTATATCGTTTCCAACAGGGGCAACGTTACTTTAGAACTCCGCAGAAACAAATATCAATGAAATCCTTTTTTAAATTTCTAAGCGAATCCGCAGCACAACAAGCAGCACGTCTTGGTTTGGAAGGCGATGGTCATGGTGGTTGGTATGATAGAACCACTAAAGAGTTTGTCGCAAAAACTGAAAAGGGTAGACTAAAGTTTTATAATAAGCGTCAAAGAGTTGGTCAAGATGATCCCAACCAGACTGAGTTAGAGAAAAATATTTCAGATCCCAATTTCAATGATCCTGCACTACAGCAACAGCAGCAGGAACCAGTAGCAGAACCAACATCAGATGATTTGAGAGCACAGGCAGATCAGATGGATGCTGAAGCAGCAGAAGCACAAGCTCAGCAAGAAGCAGAATTGCAATCGGCAGTTCAATCTAAACTGCAATCACCAGACCTTGCTGCAGGTCCACCACCAGTTCCCAAGACTAAGGGAACTCTTACAATCGGATTTGGTAGATTTAATCCACCACACGCTGGTCATGAACAACTTATGAATATTGCTTCTGAATCTGCCGCAGCAGATGAGGGAGACTATATTATTGTCCCATCACGCAGTCAGGATAAGAAAAAGAATCCTCTTGATGCGGATACTAAAGTTTCTATGATGAGGCAGTTGTTCCCTCAACATAGTGCAAGAATCCAAAACGATTCTAATACCAGAACAATTTTTGATGTATTGAAGAAGGCACATAATGATGGATACACTAATGTTAGAATTATTGGGGGATCCGACAGAGTTAAAGAGTTTGATAAGTTGGCGAATAGTTACAATGGTTCTTTGTATCAGTTCGACAATGTTGAGGTCCTTTCTTCTGGTGATAGAGATGATTCTTCTGAAGGAGTTGAAGGATTGTCAGCATCAAGGATGAGACTTGCTGCTCAAGAGAATGACTTCCAGACTTTTTATCGTCATCTTCATAGAGAAGAGCAAGTTATGGATCCGGAAACTGGTGAACCTATGATGCAAACTGATCCAGAAACTGGTGAGTTTATTGTTGATCCAGAAACTGAAGAAATGATCCCAGCAACTCAAATGGTTCCTCTTGTAAAGAGACCAATGGCAAAGCAAATGTTTGCTGATATCCAAATGTCAATGGGTATGGGTATGAATGAAGAGTGGGGTATCTGGGAGATGGCACCTAAACTCGATCAACAAACTCTTCGTGAAAACTATGTTACTGAAGCAATATTCAAGATTGGTCAACTTGTTGAAAATATGAATACTGGTCTTGTCGGACGTATTATTCGTAGAGGTGCTAATCATCTTATCTGTGTTACTGAAGATAAGATTATGTTTAAGTGCTGGATTAGAGACGTAAATGAAGCAGTTGTAAATTCAAAGGCACCATCTGGTGTTCCTGCAAATCAGCGTTTGGTAGGAACAAAGGAACATTTTAACTATGTTGCATCTATGGTTCCTGGTTTCATGAGCGGAATACAGTTTATAAATAAATATAAGATAAGAAATCGTAATCGTTAATCTTCCGATGGCAAAGAATATATTTGAAGAACTTCCCGCAAGAAAGCATGCGCCTGCAAAGGCGGCACCCGCTGCTGCAAAAGGTGGTGATGTTAAGGGTGGTAGAGAAGGCGGTGATGGTTCTGAGAAGAAAATCCGTCAAGCAGTGTACGATATCCGTTATCGTGCAAGAAGAGAAGGTATCGATTTGAGAGCAGCATACTCACAGTATATGCAGAACAGTAATCTCAGTGCTCAAGAACAAGCAGCAGTTAGAGCAAAACTGTTTGGTAAAGATGGTGGAGGAGATAAGAAAGAATCGTATGATGCTCTGATGACTAAAGGTGCAACTGACTCTGTTGCAAATGCACTGTTCCAAGTTTTCGTTGAGAAGACTCCTGATGCTGGTTACGAGGATCAGTTTGCAGAAGACGCAAACTCTGAAAGAAAGTATAAGGTCAGAGTTACTGATCCCAAATCTGAAAAATCTTATGTAAGATATGCTGATCGTGCAAAGATCACCGAATTGAGACAGAAGGGTCTTAAGGTTGAGATGACCGAGCACGGCGATCCTTATGAAGGTGAGCGTAAGAAGAAAGGTGGAATGGACCCAGTCGCCAAAAATCCTAAAGATAGAGATGGCGATGTGAATAATGATGGTAAGAAAGATGGTACTGATAAGTACATCTATAATCGTCGTGATGCAATCAATGCAGCGATTGCCAAGAAGAAAGGTGAAGTTAAGGAAGACTTCCTGATCGATGGCACTACTTCAACTGAAGGTCAAAATAAAGGCAAGATTACTGGAACTAACGTAGATAATTCTAAACTTATTACAGTTAATCCAGAAAATACAGCGGATGCTCATGGTATGAATAAGCGCAGAGGCATTTATGCTCACACTGAAACTGAAATCACTGCTTCCAGAAAGCGTCTCTTTGAGATGATTGCTGAGAAGAAGAAAGCAGATGCTTGTTCTCACAACGGTAAAGGTGAAGAGTGTGGAGTACACGGTATGAAGGCGTGTCCTGACACTGAAGTGAATGAAGAGAAAGAGGAGAAGAAAGAGGATACCAGAGCAAACAAAACCTATCGTGATCTTCTCAAGAACAAGATGAGATCAGCAGGTATGAATGTTTTTGCTGCTTGTGGTGATGAGGATAAACTTGAAGACTCTGCTATGAAGGCAATGACTGCCGCATTCGTCAGACCTGGTGAAGATGGAAAGATGAAGATGGTTAGTCTTTATGACAAAGGTGACAGCAGTAAGATGAAGAAGGAAGATTATGAAAGATCTCCTGAAGCAAATGATGCCAAGCAGGAAGCAGCGAAGAAAGAAGCACAAAAGAAAAGAGAAGCAGCAGCAAAACCAAAGTCTGATATTGAAAGAGAAGGTGCTGCACAAAAAGAAGTTGAAAGAAAAGGCAAAGCCAGAATGGGTGCTGCTCTGAGAAGAAATCCAGACTTGTTCAAAGGACTGTGAAGGGTAAGAGAACTACAAAGTCACCTGGGGTAAAAGTTACCGAAAGGTGAAATAATAGTTAACTACGCTATATAATGTAAATATGTGATAAAACAATGCTTGCATTTCTACTCCCACTTGCGTCAAAAATTATCTCCGATGCGGTCGCGAAGATTCCGGAAAATGAGGAACTCGGTGAGAAGCTGGTTGAGATCTGTCTTGTTATCTTGGGTAAAGCGGTTAAGCTGACCAAGACCGATATGGACGATCAACTGCTTGAAGTTGTCACTAAAGCAATTGCTGCTAGAGACGAGGAGTGATCCTCGTCTTTTTTATAAATATCTTTATACAAGATTCAAAGGTAAGGAAACATGTCTCTTTGGGGAAATACTGACCAAAGCAGCGATGAACCAAAGTTTGGTTCCGCACTTAACGCCAATACTTCAGCCACAGTTGAAGTTTATGGTGTAGACGCTACTGAGATTGGTAACGCTCAAGGTGGTGCTTATCAGGGCACACACGCTGGATGGGTTGGCATTGCAACTCATATGGATATGCACGGTAACCTCAGAGTTAAGCAAGAAGTTCTTGTTGCTATGGGATCCATTACTGGCGACCAAGCGAACGATGACACACTCTTCACTCCTTGATGACTGAATGATATATGAGATTTGATGAATTGAATGAGAGTAACTACTTACTCTTCGCTATAAAATTTTACAACAATCCTCAAGCCGTAACCAGAGATGACTTTGAGTCTGATCTGAAGCGTATCAGATACATCAAGAGGTTATTGAAGAGATATAAAAATACAGGTGAACTTAAGATTCACCTGATATTGAATCATCTTATCATTTTGTTTAATGTGTTTGATGAGGCTGCCATTCCTCTTCTCTTCTATCATTTGGAAGAAGATCTTTGGCCAGCAATAAAAAGTTTCCTTGTCTTTCTAAAGAGAATTCCAGAGTATCCTAAATCTGATATTACTGGAATTCCTGTAGACGATAAGTGTTTAGAAGAACTAAACTCACTCTAATGGATATCGATAAGATTATTGACATTGTCAGAACTCTCAAAGAAGAGGGTGGGATCGCTAATGCTGTTGGTGCTCCTCCTGGAAATGTTGCTGGTATTCATGGTGATCCTCCTGTAAGGAGACCTTGGAACAAAGGTAAAAAATATCTAAAGGGACCTGGTAGAAAGACCTGGATGGTATAATGTTTTCCGATTCAAAAGTTGCTCAGTTAGAAACGAAATTAGATATCTATGAGGAACTTTCCAGAGAGATGCTGG